AAACCTATGTATGGAACGAATGCAACGTTAAGCAGTATCCATGCAAAAACTATTGCTATTACTATGTCGTAATATTGTATCATGCCATCATATACTCTTTACGAAGTTGGCTTTCTTTCCCAAACATCATTTGGAAAATGTTTGCATCGTCGACAGTTACGGTATCATACACTGGCTTATTAACGATATTATCATATTCTTCTTCAGTCAATGATCCCAAGCCTTTGATATACCGGTGCTTCCAACCAGACTCACCTTTGATTACGTTTGCGTCTTCATAGGTGTATAACCATTTAGCATCTTTGCCTTTAGTTGAAATCATAATTGGCGTCCGAGTAATTTTAACTCGCTTTTCAGAAAAGAGACGAGGCCAGAATTTATAGAAGAAAGCTAGAAGCAATGGGCTAATATGACCAATACCATCATGGTCAGCATCAGTTAGAGTTGCAATATTTTGATATGTCATATTGTCGACGCTATCAGGATTATTTATATCTAATCCAAGAACTGCAATAAGCTCACTGAGTTCTTTATTCTTAAGAACATCAGCTGGTTTCATATCCCATGTGTTCATAATAACACCACGTAGTGGATATGCTCCAACTTTATTAGCATCACGAACCTTAAGCAAGAAGCCCATAGCTGAGTCACCCTCAACGATTTTCAATGTAGCATCTTGACGATTAGCTGAAATATGCTTAGCGACTTTAACTTTTTTCAGTTTCTTTTGAGCCATAGTAGCAGCTCGACGATCAGCAGCAATTTTCTTAGCCAACTGAGCTTCAATGATCGGATCAATGATTTCAGGAGTATTTAAAATCTTACGAGCAAAATACTCAGCTTCTTTAGCTCCGGCTTCGTTTACATGCTCTTTAATATTACCATAAGGGTTTGTCAAACGCTCTTTAGTCTGAGAGTCAAACTTTGGATTGGTAAAGTTTCTAGCAAACATAACAAACGTCAAACCATTTTTAATTGTCGACTTGACAACTTCAATTTTATGTTTGCGTTTAACCATAACAACCAATTCATCAACAATTTGGTTTATGACAAAATCAACATATGAACCACCTTGACGTGTATTCACACCATTAATATATGAGTTTGTACGGAAACCATCTTCTGACGTAGTAATAAAGAATGAAAGATTATCAGTTTTTTCCATAATGGATGAAGGACCAAAAAGCTCTGCATATTTTTTAAGGTTGTTTACCTTGATACGACGCTTATTAAAAGAGAATGCGATTTCAGGAAATGCCATTTGCAAACTGATAAGACGATCCTCAAGCAATGCAACTGTATCCAAGTCACCTAGGCTATTGGCTTCAAAAAGCTCAAAGTCAGGAACAAACAAAACCTCTGTTCCGTTACCTTCACGTTTGGATTCCTTGAGTTGAATTTGGTTTGCACCATCCTTACATGCTACAGTAATCAATTTTCCATTTGACCACGTTTTGCCTGTGAACTTAGATGATAGGAAGTTAGTAGCCGCTGAACCAACACCGTTAGTACCAATGGTAACTCGTTCATCATCAAAACTTGTACCAGCATTAACACGAGTCCAAGCGGCTTCAGCCTGAGGAATGCTCCGGTCTGTAGTTTCATCGTAAACAGAATTTTGTGGAATGCCTCGACCATTATCTGTAATAATGATTGCACCATCCATACGAACTGATACGTCTATTTTATTAGCATACTTAAAGTTTGTACGAATAGCTTCGTCGATTGCGTTATCTAAGATTTCGTCAATCATTTTTGATAATGCCGGTACGTACTTGGCGGTTTTCCACTCGCCCATAACAAAACGTTCTACTTCTTCTTGGGCACTTGAGCCCATATACATACCAATTCGTTCTCTAACATGCTGTCTAGCTGTTAAAATTTTGAAATCTTCACTCAAGGTATAGTCTCCATTTTATATTGAATTTATATTCTATCACAAGTAAAAAGTATTGTCAACGGTTAATTTCACATGTTTCCAATCCAATGTGAACAATCATCACATGGATCGTCGTAAGCGAAAGGGATTTGAGTCATCAAATCGTCCCTTATTGTTTCTGGTGCTGTATTTATAACCATTGCTCTACTGCCTGTATTCCATTCTTAATAAATACTATCATACATCAAACATAATGTCAATAGGAAATATGAAATGATTACAAATTATTTGTCACCAGTATCCTTCAAGGTGATAATAGATAGGATGCCAAATGTTGAATTCTTTACTCAGAAATTTACATCTCCCTCTATTAGCATGTCGCCTGTCGAACAATTATCTCCTATTCATAGGGCATACCAGACAGGAGATAGATTAGAATATGGTGAGTTTGATCTTACCTTTGTGGTAGATGAAAATATGAACAACTACACTGAAATTTTAAGTTGGATGGAAGGCTTAGGATCTCCTCAAAGCACTGACCAATATAAACAAATTGCTGATAGTAAATATGGAACTACCTCAGATATTACAGTTATAGTAGAAAACAGCGCCCGAAACAGCAATATTAAATTTACCTTTACAGATTGTTTTCCAATCGCAGTTTCAGGAATTAACCTCGACGTCACACAATCAGACGTATTTTATCCCGAAGCTTCAGTATCCGTGAGATACACAAATATGACGATTGAAGATTTTAGTTGACATTCCTATCATGATGTGATAGAATAATATAGAATTAAAATTTGTGAAAAGGTTTGCATTATGAGTACTGACGATATCAGTGACATCTGGTCCAAGGACTGTAAAATTGACGAAACGAATTTGGGCGGAGAAGCTAAGCGCATACCTGAACTCCATAGTAAATATTACAATATGTATTATAAGGAAGCGCTCAAGGTTAAAAAATTACGTTCAGATTATAAGGAACTCGAGTTATTAAAAAGAGAATGGCTTGATGGTACTATGCCTGAAGAAGATTTAAGAGATCTTGGATGGCGCCCAAACCAAAAAAGAATCATTCGTCAGGATATGGATAAATATCTACAAGCAGACAAAGACATTATTAATATAAGTTTAAAAATAGATTATCATTCAGCTCGGGCTAACTTCCTTGAAGATATCGTTCGAACAATCCATAGTCGAAACTTTATTATTAAATCGATGATTGATATTTTAAAATTCCAGCATGGAGAATATTAATGACAGAAATCAATAACGTATACGGACATCCAATGGTGTATCCTAATAGTGAAAACATTTTGCCACCAGTAGAAAAAGAACGTATTCGTGTTGTTGAAGCGGCTACTCGAGCTGAGATTGCTAGCCATCGAGTTAAGGAAATCGAAGAGCGGATAGAAGAGATAAATATACTTAGACAGCAAGCGGTATTACGGTATGCTCCAAATGGAGATAAGATTTTACCAGCTGTAACTGAAGGTGAATTTGTAGATATTGAAGTATAGGTATTATGGATATTGTGAATGTTGAACGCTTAAATGCCGTTCATTTAAAAATTGATTGTGAAGCTGGTATTAAAATGGAGCTCGAGACTTACTTTAAGTTTCAGCCTCAAAACTATCAATTTTCCCCAGCATATAAAAATAGAGTATGGGATGGATGGATTCGTATCTTTTCTCCTATGAGACCTGTTTTATATGTAGGCTTATTCCATAAATTAAAACAATTTTGTGAAGACCGTGGTTACGAGCTTCGGGCTGACCAAACTCTTTTACATGGTTATGATATCCCTGATGATATTGGTTATCAATTAGCAAAAGACTTTAATGTTAAATTTGAGCCAAGAGATTATCAAAACAAATACGTCGTAGATGCATTAAGATCTGGTCGTTCACTTTCCCTTTCCCCTACATCCTCTGGTAAATCATTAATTATTTACTTAATGATGCTATATTATAGAGAACAATACGGTCATAGGACACTTATTATCGTTCCAACGATCTCTCTGGTGCACCAGATGGCTGGAGACTTTATAGACTATGGGGAAGAAGGAGAGAACATCTATAAAATTCAAGGCGGTATTGATAAAGAAACCGATGCTCCCATTGTTGTAAGTACTTGGCAATC